ATATAGCGATGGAGACGTATTCTTCTTAGGTCATAATCATCAATTATATTGTAAGCCTATGGATAGTTTAGTTATAGGAGATAACAACACAGAGGAGATTAGGCGAAGATGGTATATCCGAGGAGGCTCATTCCTTAATTACGCAGATTATGCTAGATATTCTTTTTATCCTATTGTAAGAACTGGGTGGGTTACTATGCAATTTAATGAAAGCGGTATCCAATGCTGGGAGAATTAAATAGTGACTAAGGGTGACTATGGTATGACTAAGACTTGCAAATGTCAACTATTTGCGATTGTATTCGTAAAATATTATATTATTTAGCGATTAGCTCTGAGGGATGATAAAAGTAAAGAGAGGGAATAAGCACCCAAAAGACAAGATTGTATTCGTCAATAATCATCAAATGACATATGAGGAACTTGCTAAGATATGTGTTATTTTTTGTACGAATGAAGATAATATATACCCTCCCCCACAATATAAAGGTGGTGAAATGTTAATAGAGTTTTTGAATGAATGTATGATAAACCGCACAGTTAACAAGGAGATTTTAAAAAAATACAATCTATGAAGAAAAGTAATACATATAGCAAACATGATTTAAGAAGAGCGATAGAAGATTTATATAGGAATACACAAATGATTATTCAGAGACTAACAACAGTTGAGACATTATTCAATGAATATATCACTATGGAAGATACTGATGGGAAGTTTAAAGAGTTTTTAGATAAAAAATATAAGGTAGAGAAGCCAGAAACACTTAAAAAATAATAATAAGGTTATAAACTGAAGAAAACTTGACCATTTTTAGGTTATAAGCTTAAATTATGGGTGAATATGGCTAACATAAATTCCCAAAATGTCTCAAAAGCAGAAGAACACCTTCTTTTAGCTTATCAAGATTTAATCGCATTTGGTAAATTGTTTCTCCCTGGGGACTTTGGCAAATCAGAATCGCCAGTGTTTCATTATGAGATAGCTGATGCATTGCTAGAGCCTACAACAAAGGCATTGGCTCTTATCCTTCCTCGTAGCTCTGCTAAAACTCAGTTATTTAAAACATTTTTATTACATAGAATTCTATTTAAAAATCCTGATGAACTAATGTTTATGGCTTGGGTAAGCGACAACCACAGGAAATCAATCCTAAATCTTCAATATATTAAACAGCATTTAGAAACAAATGAAAAGATTAAATATTATTTTGGAGATATTGTTGGCACTAAATGGACAGAAACTGATATTGTAACTTCTACAAATGCTAAATTAATTAGCAGGTCTAATTTATCGAGTATTCGTGGTGAAAACTATTTGGGAAAAAGATATGATATTGTGGCATTGGATGATACAGAAAGCGAAACTAATACAGTCACTCTTGATTCGAGAGAGAAGATTAAGAACATTGTTTATAATGGTGTCAAACCTGCTCTTGATGTCGATGGGAGGCTGGTATTTGCTGGGACTCCTGTTCACTTTGATAGTCTATGCCAAAACATTTTAGATGGTTACCAGAAATCAAAAAATAAAGACGATTATACTTGGGACGTAATTCACTATAAATCTACTCAACCAGAAATGGAAGGTGGTGTGTTGTGGAACTCCTACATGCCAAGAGAGAAACTAAATCGGATTAAAAAGGAGTATCAACAGGCTGGGAGAATACATGGGTACTATCAAGAATATGAATTAGAAGTTCAGAATGAAGAAGAGGCTGTATGGGGTAGGAAATATATAAAATATCACGATGCTTTTTATACTCATGAAGATGGTATGAATTTTATAGTTATAGATGGTGAGAAAATTCCAGTAAATACATTCTCTGGTTGTGACCCTGCGACAGACATAAACACAAAAACATCTGACTTTAGCGTAATAATGATAGTTGCAATCACACCAGAGAATCATTGTTATGTTTTAGAATACGAAAGGCATAGGAGTATTCCTACTATTGCCCAAAGAGATTCTGATGATAATATTCTAGGGAAGAAGGGAGTGATTGATTATGTAATGGATATGCATGAGAAATATCATTGTTTAAGTAGTACGGTAGAAGATGTCGCTATGAATAGAAGCGTATTCCAATCTCTTAATGATAGGCGAAGAATTACAAATAAATTTGATATTGCTGTTATTGCTGAGAAACCTGGGGGGAGAGAAAAGCGTAATAAGATTTATTCTGGGCTATCTGGCAGGTTTAGTAGTGGTAGTATTTATATAAGAGAAAGTATGTTTGATTTAGTCCATGAGATAACAACTTTTGGACCAAAGATGGCTCACGATGATACAATTGAAACATTATTTTATGCTACTTTACACGCCTTTCCGCCAAGTGTAAAGAGTAAGGAAACTAAGGGTGGAATAAGACAATGGTTTAAACCTAAACCTAAAGCCAAAAATTGGATAACAGCATAAGTGGGTAGTTTGACTAACCACTACTAAAAAGGAAATAGATATGCCACAATACGAAAAATATGAAGGCGAAAGCCAAGAAGCAGCTGACGCCAGAATAGCAAAAAATAAACAAGTAAATCCCAGACAAGTAGCTAAACTAGATGCTAAAGAGCATCACTCCAGAAACAGAAGAGAAAGTAATGCAGACAGGGAAATGAGTTATGCCTATACTAATATGATTCATCATGATACGGAAGATTTAGAGAAAAAACGAGGAAGAAGTGTCAATTCTGCTATGAAAGTAATAGATGCAAAGAAAGAAGAAGAATACAATAGATTACATAATCCAGAATGGGCTGAAGAAGGTGTTCGCCAAGAACGAGGTGAATATACAGGTGGAGGGCGTCAGGAAAAAAGTTATGCTACAATGCTTAAGGAAGAAGGACATGATGTATATGATAAGCAATTTAAATATCTTATTAGTAATTCCCCTGAAGACTCAGAAATGAATGAGATAATAGGTTGGGATGACGGGAGATATGAAGTTGGTTTATATGCAGTTAGGACTAAGGATGGTGTGAAGTTTGTAGGAGGAGACACAGATAGATACCATGGATATGGTCCAAGTGGTAATCCTAAATATGAATCAAGTGCTGATGCTAAATATGGAAGTGCAAGACATCAAGTAGGTAAAGAAAAGTTTCTATCTTATGATGAGGCTTTTAAAATTTATAAAAGACAAGCAAAGAGAGAGAAACCTGGAATTGCTGAAAAAGTCATGAGTTCATTATCTGATTATTTCACAGAAGATGGAGATAAGTAAAATGGCAAAAACTAAAGCAGCTGATAGAATAAGAACATTATTTAATTCAGCAAATTCAGCTACAAGATGGCAATGGAAAAAAATAAATCAACAGGGATACGAGTATTCTAATGATAACCAATTATCCAGTGCTGATAAAAAAGACCTTGAAGAACAGGGTATGCCTACGTTTACAATTAACAGGATTAGTCCAGTCGTTGAGATGCTTAATTTTTATGCAACTGCAAATAATCCAAGATGGCAAGCCATAGGAAAAGAAGGAAGTGATAGCGATGTAGCTGCTGTTTTTAGTGATTTGGCTGAATACGTGTGGCAATTATCTGATGGTGATACAATGTATTCTAATGTTATAAATAATTGTATTACTAAATCTTTAGGGTATATGCTTATAGATATTGATGTTGATATGGATAATGGAATGGGTGAGGTTGTAATTAAACAGCCCGAGCCTTTTGATGTTTATGTTGACCCAAAGAGTAGGGATATTCTCTTCAGAGATGCTTCCTTTATTCTTATTAGAAAAATCCTTCCAAAGAGTCATATGATAAAACTATTCCCAGATTATGAGAAAAAAATTAAGAAGGCATCTAGTGAGCATCTATCTTATGATTCTGCGTCTTTTCGTTCTAATGATGGGGGGACACATGATTTTTATCATGATGACAGTGATATTATTGCTATAGACCCAGAGGAAGGGCACGAAGAAGAAGTTCAAGAATATTTTGAATTATATGAAAGAGTGAAAGTCCCTTTTGTAAATGTGTTTTATAGGATGACACCAGATGATGGGCAATTAAAGCAAATTAAACAACAAGTTCAAGTTAAGATGCAAGAAATGTCTCAGGAAATGCAAGTTGAATTGATGGAGCAACAAAAACAAATGCAAGAAGCTGTCCAAAGTGGTGAAATGCTACCAGAGAGATTTGAGCTTGAGATGAAAAAAGCAAGTGAGCAAATGCAACAACAATTACAATCCGCTGAGCAACAGTACACATCACAACTCCAGCAAGATATATCAAAAGTCGAAAATAAAGTAGTCACGGAGAAGGAATTTAAATTATTACAAAAAGATAAGGTTTTCTCTTCTATGATTGTTGATTTTGCTAAATTTCACGATACCAGACTAAAGCAGACCTGCGTTGTTGGGGATACCTTCCTTTATGAGAAAGTTTATCCAGAAATGGTTAAAGATTATCCTGTTGTCCCCTATCACTTCAAATGGACGGGAACTCCAATGCCTATGTCGGCAGTCTCTCCATTGATAGGTAAGCAAACTGAAATCAATAAATCTCATCAAATCATGGTTCATAATGCATCATTAGGCTCATCCTTAAGATGGATATATGACGAGGGCTCTATTGACACGGAGATTTGGGAAAAATACTCAAGTAGTCCTGGGGCGTTATTGCCCAAGAGACAGGGTCAAGAAGCACCCCAGCCAATACAACCTATGCCTTTATCAAATGCTTTCTTTACGATGGTTCAAGAAGGGAAGTCTGATATGGAATATTTATCTGGGATTTATTCGTCTATGCAGGGCAATACTCAACAACAACATGATACATTTAGGGGGATGTTAGCCCTTGATGAATATGGGACTAGAAGAGTTAAGCAGTGGATGAAGCATAGTATTGAACCAGCCCTTAGGCAAACGGGGAGAGTTATAATGCAATTTTGTCAAGCTACGTATTCTGCTAATAAAAGATTTAGGATTATACAACCAAGCGCCTTGCAGGAAGATAGGGAACAGGAAATTAATATCCCAATCTACAATGACATGGGACACGCAATAGGAAAATCTATGGATGTTCAAGCTATGAAAGCAGATATTACTGTTGTTGCTGGCTCTACTTTACCAGTTAATAGGTGGGCTTATTTAGCCGAGTTAAAAGAGCTTATGCAATTTGGAGTTATTGATGATATTGCAGTATTAGCAGAGACTGATGTTAAAAATAAAGAACAAATAGCTCAGAGAAAGTCTCAATTAGCACAAATGCAAGGACAATTACAGCAGGCGCAAGAGACTCTCAAAGATAAAGCAGGTACTATTGAAACTCTAGAAAGACAATTAGTGCAGGCTGGAATCAAGAGTAAGGTTATGCAGGCAGAGGTAGAAATCAATAAAAAGAAACAAGAAGTCAAAGGAGGAATGGATAAGCAGTTTGTCCAAACCGAAGGTGAACAAAGGCTATTGAGAAGTGTCATGAAAAATGAGGCACAGACTAAAGTTAAGGAATATGGTATGGCTGTAGATTTGGCAAAAAATGATTTGCAGAATGAAAAAGAATAATAGTAAATTAATTCAACTTAAAAGGGATAAATAAATGTTAGAAAACAACCCTAACATCGACAACTCTGATTTGGGTGATACTGATGTGATTGAACAACAATCTCCTGCTAATGCTCAAAATGACTCCGATGTTAATGAATTTTTCAACGCACTCGATAAAGAAGTTAATGATATTGCTTACGAAGACGTAAACGATATAACCGAACAGGCAACCCAACAAGTTCAAGCTGACCCTCAAATGGAAACTCAGCAACAAGAACAATATGTTGGCTCCGATGATAATACGGTTCAGTCAGATGGTAACACAGACTGGAAAAAGCGTTATCAGGATAGTAGTAGGGAGGCACAAAAGTTAAACGAGCAATATAAGCAAGTTGAACCTTTTATCCCTATACTAGACACAATGAAGAATGATAGTGGTCTTGTAGACCATGTTCGTGATTATTTGGAAAATGGTGGTACACCAGCTAAATCTGTACAAGAGCAACTTGGATTAGATGAAGATTTTATCTATGATGAGCAAGATGCGATGACTAACCCAGAATCTGATTCTGCTAAGGTTAGAGAAGCGCAAACTGGAGCTATTGTAAATAAAAGGATTGCGCAGGTTCTTGACAATGAGAGGCAGGTTGCAGAAAAAGCAAGAGCAGGTCAGGCTAGGAAAGAAGAAGAATTGGCATTTATGGATAAACATAATATGTCACAAGACAATTTCGATTCTATGGTTGACAGGGCGAAACAACATCAATTATCTTTAGAAGATATTAATTACGTGTTGAATCGTGACCAAAATACTGCTAATGTTCGCAACTCCACTCAACAAGAAATGTTAAGCCAAATGAAAAATGTCCGAAATATGCCTACTAGCCAAAGCAACCAGAACAATACGGGAGAGACTAAATCTAGTGAAGAACAGATGTTT